GGCCGTGCTGGAGGGTGCTCTTGCCGATCTGCTCGATGGTGTCAGTTGTAGATTGACAAAATGGGGACAAGACGGCGGGACAACCCGAGATAGGGCGGGACACGACGGGACAACGCAGTGTTCAAGCGGGTTTGCGAGGCAACGGGCTCACTGGCCAAGGGCGAAAACGAGTCGCGCGCTTTGCCACAATGTTGTCCCGACTTTGAGCGGCGTTTGAAAGTCGTTCAATGCCGCCTCACTGCTGCCTATAGCGCACATTGAAGATGCTGACCGGTTGCGAAATCGCGCGACTCGTCGGGACAAGGCGCGCGACTCGCGACCGTGGCCGCATGGCCACTGGCCGCGAGGCTTCTTGGCCGCAAGTTGTCCGGGACAGCGAGTCGCGCGCGGTCGGTGCCAGAGGATAAGACTAAAATATTTGAGTCGAGGCCTGGCAACCCCTCCCCCCCCCCTCCCGTTGTAGATGCGAAACGGGGCAATTGGAGCATAAGGCAAACTAGAGTGCCATGCTGCACAACTACTGCGGAGTATCCTCAATGATGTCTGCGATGTGGACGTACACTTCTTCGGAGATGAGTTTGGCAATCAGCTTGTCGACCACTGGCCCGTTGGCTTCCACAAAGTCAACAATCGTCCTGCATAGCGATCCGGTCTGAGTGTCAGGCGACATTGGCGGTGGTGCGCCGACTGTCAGCCATCCGATGTCAACTTGCGCCTCTTGGCAAAACGCCACAACAAATGAAAGCGGAGGGTCTTGACCTCCCAGGTACTTGTACACTGCGCCCCTGCTGAACTCGGTGCGCCGAGCTATGTCTGCCACCTGAATTCCGGCGTCATCTAAAGCAGCGCGAAGCCTCAGGAAGAATTTTTCGTCTAACATGTGCTTTTTGGTTGACACAGTCCTGGCCCCCTGTGTACAAATATACACGTCGGCAGCTGGGAGCCCGTCAATGGTGTTCACGCTAGTGAAATCCCTGAGGCTCACACGGCAAGGCCGCCCCCGCGGCTCTGCCCTACCCGATGCCGTCGTTTGTAGACTAGCAGGAGGTTCACATGCGAACAACGCCTATGTTCATTAAAGGAATAGACGGTGCAGTCGGGGCCCTGGAGATTCGGTACATGCTGGAGGCCAAGGGGTATAGCCTTTCCAGGCTTGCCAGGGAGCTCGGATACTCAGTAACGCTTGTGAGCTTTGTTGTCGCCGGCAAGCGCTACAATCGCAGGATTCGGGATCGCATCGGAGAGGTCGTCGGATGCCCCGTGTCCGAGCTGTGGCCGGAAGGCCAGGAGGGCGACGATGGCCGCTAGTCAGCAGATGGACCTCTTTGAGGCCGCCAGGCGGACAAGGGTGTCCACGGAAGAAGCAGGTCACGGACATGGGCTCGGCGTCCGACTGCGCCGCACCATCAAGTCGGCCATCGCCGATTGTCGGCTTTCGCGGGACGAGATTGCTGACGCGCTGTCGGCTCGCCTGGGCGCATCAGTAGCGAAGACGACCCTGGATACGTGGACGGCGGAGTCGAAGCGGACGCACCGGTTGCCGGCGGAGTACCTGCCCGACCTGGTTGCTGTGCTCCATGACCCGGCTCCGCTCCGCCTGCTCGTGGAGTCGGCCGGCTACCGAATGGTCACAGAAGAGACTTACATGCGAAGCGAGATTGCGCGCATGGACATGGAAGAGAAGCGCCTCCGCAGCGAGCGCCGCATGCTGGAGAAGCTCCTGTCGTCGAGAGGTGGAAAGTAGTGACGGACCGGGCCTACTCCTTGCATGAGCTGTGCGAACTCGGCGAGCTGTCCTACAGCTACCTGCGGTTTCGCAGCAAGAAGGAGGGGTGGCCTGCGGCCGGGTCGGTGAAGCCTGCCGGCGGCGGCTGGGCCCAGCCGACGTTCACCCTGTCTGACCTTCCGGACCCGATCCGCTCCAAGGTTGCTGTGGCCATCGAGGGGCGGGAGCTCGCCGAGCGTGAGCGCCGGCAGGATTTGCACGACGTAGCAGCAGAGCGGGCCGGCGATGAGGACGCCCGCCGGCTGGCGGCTGTCCAGTCGTTCGAGAAGTGGGCCATGGGCCAGAAGGGCTCGCAGAAGTCCCTCATGCGTGAGTACATCAATGCCAGCGGGCTGGACGTGTCGGTCAAGACGCTCGGCCGTTGGCGGAAGAAGTTCAAGGGCGCCAAGAAGGCGCACAGTGATAGCCCCCAAACCGGGAGGAAGGAAACGGTGTGGGCCCAGGAGGCGAAGAAGCTCCTGGCCGATCTGTATCTCTCGCCCAACCAACCTACTGCTACCTCCTGTATTTCCCGGGTTCGCCGCGAGGCCAAGAAGCAGTGCTGGACTCTGCCCAGCACTCGCACAATGCACCGTTTCCTTGAGTCCATACCCGCGGCGACCCGGGAGTTCTATCGCGAGGGCCGGGGAGCATTCGAGCAAGTCTGGATGCTCACCCGGCTGCGCGACTACTCGACCCTTGTGCCCAACCAGGTGTGGTGCGGCGACCACATGCAGTTCGACGTGGCCGTCAAGCACCCGGAGACGGGCAAGCCCACTTTCTACTGGCTGACGATGTGGATGGACGTCCGGAGTCGCCGGCCGATGGGGTGGGACATCTGCGAGGTCCCGAGCAGCCGCACCATCAACACCGCGCTCAAGCGTGGCGTCGAGCGGTTCGGGCTGCCCACCTCGCTCTACATCGACAACGGCGCTGACTACAGCAGCAAGATGCTGGTCGGCGGGTACAAGAAGTTCCGCCGGCTCACGCAGGACGAGCAGGAGGAGCTGACCGGGACATACAAGCACATCGGCCTGGAGCGAGTCATCTTCGCCATCCCCGGGAATCCCCGGGCGAAGCCGGTGGAGCGGATGTTCAAGACCATCCAGGACGACGTGCTGCGGCTGCTGCCTGGCTACCGAGGCAACTGCACGGCCAATCGCCCCGAGAATGTCGACGGGGACATCAAGGCCGGCCGGCTGCTGGACTACGAGACCTTCGAGGCCATCGTGCGCGACGGCCTCGAGGCATACGCCACCCGTCCCCATCACGGCGACTCGATGGGCGGTGAGACCCCGGACGCAGTCTGGCGCCGTTGGTTCGAGAGCAACTCGATTCGCCGCATCGCCCCAAGCGCCCTCCGCCTGCTCTTCCTGCCCCATCGCGTGGCGAAGGTTGGCAAGCAGGGCATCCGGTTTGCGAAGCAGTACTACTGGCACGAGGAGGTCGCCATCCGCAAGGGCGAGAAAGTGCTGGTGAAGTACGACCCGGACGACCTCGGCTTCGTGGACTGTTACGACCTGGCCGGCAACTTCATCGTCAGGGCGGAGCTGCGGGGCCGGGTCGGCTTCCTCGACATCGAGGGGTACGAAGAGCACGAACGCCAGGTGAAGCGGCTCCGCAAGCTGTTGAAGGACCAGCGTGAGCAGTTCAAGAAGGGCACCGGTATCTCGAAGCGGAGCGTGGAGCTGGCCGCCAAGCCCGAGGTTGTTGAGCAGGACTTCGACGACCCGGCCGTGACGGAGCTGGTGCGCACTCAGTTTGACCACTTGGACCCTACGGCAGAGAGGAAGCGGCCGGCGCCGGAAGAGACGGCCGAGCTGCACGAGCTGCTGGTGCGAAAGCAGTCCGAGGAAGCGGAAGAGGAGATTGACGAGCAGACGTTCATGGCGGCCTTGAGGGCCGACCTTGAACGCCGGCGACTTGCAGAGGAGGTCTGACATGCAATTGAATGAAGTGAGGGCGGCGCTGAAGCGCCACATCGACGGGGGCGTGACGCAGAGCTCGGTGGCCCGGGCGCTGGGTATGTCTGCGGCGACGGTCAGTCAGTTTCTCAAGGGCAGCTACCGCGGGGACAACGAGAAGATGGGCGAGCAGGTGACCCGCTATCTCGACCTCGAGGCGATGCGAACGGCCCAGGCGCGCAAGAAGGCGTTCGTGCCGACTGCTGCGGCCAACACGGTGCTCACGTGCGCCGAGTTCGCCCACGTAAACCGGGACATCGCGCTGGTGTACGGGGAGCCTGGTACCGGGAAGACGGCTGCGCTCAAGCACTACGCCGCCAGCCACACCGGCGTGACGTACGTGCTCCTCGACCCGAGCGCAGCCAAGGAGCGGCCGGTGGTTGCAGGCCTGCTGCGCAAGCTGCTGCGGGCGAAGCTGGGTCAGAACGACCCGCTCTACCTGGCTGTGGCGGACCTGGTGGAGGCCTTGGAGGGCACGGGTCACTGCATCATTCTCGACGAGGCCCAGCACCTGGGCTTCAAGGCGGCGGAGATTCTGCGCCGCATCCATGACGAGGCCGAGGTCGGGCTTGTCCTCTGTGGCCACACCATGCTCTACGACCGGATGTTCGGGGCCGGCCAGAGCGTCTACGCACAGATGTACAGCCGCATCGGTATCCAGCGCTACATCGACGCGGGTCCCAGCATCGACGACGTGCGGGCGTTCGTGGAGTCGATGGGTGGCGACCCTGACGCCAGGACGTTGGCTTGGCTGACGGAGACCATGGGGACCATGCCTGGTGCCTACCGGCTGATCGAGAAGTGCTGGAGGCTGGCCGAGAGCACGACGGCCCACGATGGCAAGGTCGGGCTTGGCCAGGCGAAGGCGGCAGCGAAACACATCATTGGAGCGGCGCTTTGAAGCGCCTTTACACCGCTTTACGGCGGGCTTTGCAGGAGGTTTGACATGCAGAACGTAGAGCCGACGAGAGTCAATCTGGACGACTTGAGAAACCTGATTCGCACGCGTGGGGTGGAGATCCTGTTGGATGGCACGAAGCTGTCGGCGAGTCCGATTGTGGCATGGCGGGCAGACGGACGTGTCATCGTCGTGGACGACGGCGAGGACGAGTGCTTCACCCGGGGCACGTGGTTCATGCTGAATTGCCGTGATGAGCTGGCGTACAGCGGCAACAAGATGGAGGACGAGGGTGCGCCGCTGGTGGTTCCGGAGGCCTGGTTGGAGGGACTTGAGTGCACCCAGTTCGCGCCCGAGGTGGACGACGGAGTGGCGGAGCGGGCGCTGCGTATCAAGCGGCTCCTGCGGATCGGGCAGGCAGCGGCGGCACTGAGGCTGGCAGGAGAGAAGGAAGAGCAGTTGGACGACAGCGCCGCAAGGGATTGCTTGGCGGCCGCCCAGGCGGCGCTGTCGGATGCAGTGAGTCTGCTCCCGCAGTCGGTCCTCAGCGAAGAGGAAGCGGCGGCGGAGGCAATAAGAAGAGGATAGGAGGATCCCATGGCCAAGGCAACGAGAATGCGCAGCGAGGACCAGGTGCTGACCTGGAAGCAGGTCGACGAGCTGCTGATGCGCGCCGGCGAGCTCCAGCGCAACCTGGACGAGGTGAACGAGCAGATGACGGCGAGAATCGCCGCCATCAAGGAGGAGCACAAGAGGCTGACGGCGGGCGTCCAGGAGGAGCTGGACAAGGTCTTGAAGTCGCTGGAGGTGTTTGCGGAGAAGAACCAGGACGGGTTTCGCGGCAAGCGCAGCCGCAAGCTCAACCACGGCACCATAGGCTGGCGCCGCAGTGCCCAGCTCAAACTGACGAAGAAGCCGAAGGAGGTGATCGAGCTCCTGCGCAAGAAGGGCATGGACGACTGCGTCAAGGTGTCCGAGCGCGTGGACAAGACGAAGCTCCGGGAATACCCCGAGGAGACCCTTGAGCAGGTGGGCGCCACTGTGGTGCAGCTCGACGTGTTCTTCGTTGAGTCTGAGAAGCACGAGGTGGTGAACCCATGAGGAACGCAAGCGAAATCAGGATGGATGCGGCGGCGCAACGCAAGGGCACGTACTGCCCGTGCTGCGGCGAATGGGTGCTGTTCAGCGTGGCCGACGACCAGGACGGCCCGGATGTCTGCCTCGACGCAGTCTGCGTGGTCTGCCTGACACACCTCGAGCTCTTCGTCACGTTGGCGGAGGACCAGAAGAGGTAGGCGGGGCATGCCGAGGGGGCTCCCGAGCTTCGGCTCGGTGGCCGCCCTGGGCCGGCTGTGCCGGTGAGACGGAGGTTCCCGTGAGCAATTGCACGCATCCGCATGGGCCTGACAGGGCGTGTCGCATCTGCGGCCGCTCCATCTGTGGCCAGTGCGCCACCAGGGCCCGTGTCGGCGACTCCCGCTTTGGCGAGACCGGCTGGGTATGTGCGGAGTGCGCCAGGCGCACCGGACATGGGGGGACCCGATGACTTGTTCCGTGTGCGGAAAGAAGGCTGCGACATGCTGCCCGGACTGCGGCGCGCCGCTCTGTCTCAAGTGCGGGACGTTCGACGAGTACGGATGCGGCTGGGTCTGCCCCAAATGTGCCGAGCGCTTCGGCGTCGAGGAGGACTGATGGCTGGTGGCCGCTGGAAGAAGGCAGGTGAGTGGATCCGGTGGAGGCGCCGGTTTGCGTGGACGCCGAAAACCTGTGTCATGTGCGGCGCAACGGTGTGGCTCCGAATGTTCAGCGAGCGCAGCTCAGTGATTGGGAAGTACAGGGGCGCGGGACGGTCGACCATGAGATGGCTCTACACGACCAGGTGGACCTCCTATTGCCAGACATGCAGGAGGTCTCTCTGATGTGGACGATTCGACGGAAACGGAAGGAGCAGAGCCGCCGACAGCTCGAGGAGATGTACACGGTCGTGGTCAAGGTGTCCCTCGGGGCCCAGGCGGCTGCGGCAGCCGGCGACCGGGACGGGAAGAAGCAGGGCGTGAAGGCCCTGAAGATGCTCGTCGAGCGGCTGCGTGGCACCGAGTTCAAGGGCATGGCGAAGCGTCGCCTGCGTGAGGCCCAGCGGGCCCCCGTGGCGAAGCGGAAGCGGGGGGCGTGATGAAGGCGAAGTCAACGGGAGCGGTGCTTTTTGGATGGGGCCTCACAGAGACCGGCACCACATTGCACCTGATTGTCCCGCTGGACGAGGACACCTACGTGCGAGAGTGCGACCAGGTTGCCGGACCGATGCGATGCGTCCAGCTCTCCACGTCGCAGCCTGGCCTGCGGGTATGTCGTCGCTGCGCCAAGCTGTTGCGCACGCGCCGAGAGGAGCTCGAAGAGCGCCACGGCAGGCGCTGGGCAGTGAAGGAGCAAGCATGAACCTGAAGTTTCGCGACAACGCAATCGACGTGTCTCGCATCGCTGTCCGCCTGGGGGCGGCCGGGTACTGGATGCCCACCCCCAGAACGCTCTTCGACGAGCACATGGACGCCGTCGTGCGCACCTTCCAGGAGGACCATGGTCTGACCCCGGACGGAATCGTTGGCACCAACACGGTTGACATGCTCGACCTGGTCAACCGCGTCGGCTATCGGTACATCACCCCGGACCACCAGCTCGTCGTGCAGCAGACGGCCCGCGAGGAGAAGATGCAGCGGGTCCTCGACCTGGCCATCAAGAGCTTCGGCGGCCGTGGCATCGTCTACGGTCCCGGCGTCCAGCACAAGAAGGACGGCCAGTGGGTCGTCGCAAACGGCTGGGGGAAAGGGGCGCAGCCCATGAGCAGGGCCGTGAAGGAAGGTTTCACGCAGCCCTACACCAACGGCTGGGTGTGCTCGACATGCGTGGCCCTCGTCATGGGCTACTGGCTCAACATGAACGGTTTCTACACGTGGCGCACCGGGCGCTGGCAGGAGTACATCCTGCGGTATCCGGTGGGCGGGCAGGAGCACAAGGGCAAGGTGCACTCCGGCTATGCCGAGTACTGCGAGCCGGTGTTCACGCACCGTTGGGTGAAGGACCGTGACCTGTTTCTGCGGTGCTACGGCCTGGCGCACCTGCTCGGCCACGTCAACATCATCGAGTACCCGTCGCACATCGTCTTTCTGCTCAAGGTGGACGACGAGTTCCAGCTCTACGACCCGCGCACGGGCGACCCGTGCCGGCGGGGCCTGTACCGGTTCGGTGCCGACGGCTGGAGCACGAAGCGCAACGGAGTCACCTACTACCGGGCGCAGCGGACCACGTTCCGGTGGGTTCCGCCGACGGAACGACTGACCACCAACCGGGCCCGCATCTACCGGGTCCGGGAGATCGGCCTGGACGGCCGCCCCGAGGACGGCCCTTTGGCCGGCCGCGTGACCTGGCCGTTCGTGCTGGCCGGCCACGAGTACCAGCCCGGGATCCCCGAGCTGGCCAAGGGGGTCTGAGATGCTGGAGCGCCGGCACATGGCTCTGCTGCATATCGCCAAGAAGCAGCTCTCCCTGGACGATGAGACCTATCGCGACATTCTCTATGTTCAGGCGGGCGTTCGGTCCGCGAAGGGGCTGGACTTCGATGGTTTCGAGCGGGTCATGGAGCGCCTCTGCGAACTCGGCTTCAAGTCGAAGAAGCCGCGGAAGAGACCTGCCGACCTGGACGTGGAGCTGGCCGATGCGATCACGGAGAAACAGCAGGGCTACATCCGGTACCTCTTCCACGAGGTCGGGATGACCGACACGAAGCGCCAGGCGGGGTTCTGCCGCAGGCAACTCGGGAACCGGTTCTGGCCGCAGACACGTGACGAGGCGCGCATCATCATCGAGTCACTGAAGAAGATGACCGCCAGGGGCTACCGGGCACGGAGCTCGTCGGCCGAGGCGGCCGAGGAGGAGTAGGATGAGCACCAGGATCAAGGCCGTGAAGGCCACCGTCGCCGCTGGCGACAACCGCACGAAGGCCATCTACATCCCGCAGGATACTGTGGGTCTCGGAATCCACGTGTCTGGGATGGACACCAACTCGTACGTGAAGCTGGAGGTCTATGCCGCGGATGACATGCCGACGGGCGACGACCACGGCATCGACGAGCTGAAGGCGACCGAGACGGACGGCTGGGAGTATCTGTACTTGGAGGCAGGGAGTGCCCGCAACCTGATCGGCAACAGCCAGAACGGCTTTACGTACCTGCCGGATGTGAAGTCCCTTCGCGGGATGTACGTCAGGATCTTCATCTCGGCGGACCAGGGAACGGAGACCGCCGTTCGCTTCCTCGTGAACGGTTGACAGGGGCTGTGGCATGGCTAGACTCAAATGGCACATCTTCATCATCTTCCAGGAGGAAGGCCATGCCCCAGGTCTTTGCCGAAAACGACTGTCTTGTGTTTCGCTGTGGAGGTTCCGAGCTAAAGCTGTCGCTGGACCGAGGCCATCTGCGGATGGATGCGACGGACGGGATCGCCGTCCTGGTACACTTCGCTTCGGACATGTCTCTCGGTGGATACATGGAGAGGCGGGACGGGGTGCACAGAGGCATTGTCTCGCTCTGGCAGTGGGCAGCAAGGTGGATGGCGGAGAATGTTCGGATGGTCGGGCTCTCCCAGTGCCTGGACGAGGAGTCGACAGCAGAGGTCCTCAACTCAGTGGTCTTCGACTGGACGGTCAGACACAACTTCCGCTCCCTCCTCGAAGCAGCCAGGTCTGCCTGACCGACAGGCCCCTCCGCTTTCACGGGGGGGCCTATGCGTAGGTCTCTCATCGACATCGAGGACGCCCGTCGCAGCAGAGACGCTGGACGGAGCAGCGGCTCTCGGGACGACTGGGAGACTCCGGACGACTTCTTCCAGGCGCTGCACGAGGAGTTCGGCTTCACCATCGATGCCTGCGCCAACCAGCACAACCACAAGCTTGAGCGCTACTGTTCTCCGGCCAGCTCCGCCTTCGGGAATGACTTCCGTGGCGAGACCGTGTGGTGCAACCCGCCCTATGGGAAAGTGGCAAAGCGCTTTGCGCGGATGGCCTACGAGGGCGCTGCTGCCGGGGATGAGACGTGGGTGCTCCTGGTTCCGCCCAGAACCGATGCGGCGTGGTGGCACGAGTACATGATGCGGGCCACCGAACTCCGGTTCGTCCGAGGTCGCATCGCCTTCCTCGAGGACGGTGTGCCCAAGGACGACAACAGGCACCCGTCGGTGCTGGCCGTGTTCGTTGCCGGCCGTGTCGACAGGGCTCTCGGCCCCAGGGTACGGGCGTACATCCAACCAAAGGACAGAGTCGCCGACCAGGCGAGAGGGAAACTGCTATAGGAGGTCGATATGAAGAGGAGATTGGCGGAGGTGGTGAGGCTGGCGTCCAGGGCGCTGCAGGAGTTGTCCGACGTGCTGGACCCAGCGGAACGCCAGCGGAAGCTGTGGGGCAACACGCTGGAACAGTGGAAGCGAGATGATGAGTGCCGCTGTGCATTCGGGGACGCCTCCCCGGGTTTCCATGGGAATCACGAGCATGCGACGGTTCCGGCGGCGCAGATCCCGGAGATTGTCAAGGCGGACGAGCCGGCCGAGGAGACAGGGGCCCGGGTCGTGGAGCTGCCGGAGCTGGTCACTGCGAAGGAGGCTGCCGCCATGCTCGGCCTGGGACAGGCCAGCGTGTACCGGTACGCGAAGCTTGGTCGCCTGGTCAGCTACAAGTTGCCTGGCGGGCAGGTCCGGATTGACAAGGAGTCGGTGGAGAAGATGGTTGCTGAGCGAGCTGCTGCGAGAAAAGGGAAGCCAAGCCCGGGGAACCCGATCGTCGATGAGGCCACGCCGACTGGCGAGCTCGTGGGCGTCGGAGAGGCAAAAGAGATTCTTGGCGTCACGGACGCTGCCGTGCGCAAGGCGATCATCGAGGGCCGGCTGCCAGCGGAGAAGGTTGGTGGCGTGGTCTCGTTGAAACGCGAGGACGTGGAGGCCTACCGGGATCGACCAAAGCGGCGCGGCCCGAAGCCGAGACCACGCGGCAACCCGACGGTTGCGACGCCACGCAGGCGCGGTCGTCCGTCTGGCGACGATTACTGGAACAGGAAGGAGTCTGGGGCCGGCGTGCAGCGAGTTGACACCGGCGATCAGGTGCCGGCCGTGGCCAGGGAAGACTACAAGGAAGACCAGATGGGATAGGAGAGGAGGCCCGCATGACAACATCCATCAAGCTCCCAAACAAGCAGCTCTTCAGAGTGGACGAGGTCGCAGAGATCCTGCAGTGCAGCAAGCGGACGGTCTACTACCACATCGAGTATGGCCGCCTGGACGGCCTCAGAATCGGCCAGCGCAGCGTGCGGGTGACGCGGGACAGCATTCTCGGACTGCTACGTGGGGCACTTGCCTAGTGTAGGTTTCCTTGCGGTACGGATTTGTCCTTGCCTACTGGCATCTCTCGTTATACTGTCGTTGATCGCAGCGTCTAGTTCGATTGTTCCGTTTTCCGCAGCAGGGGTATGCAATGGGTCGCTACCAGTTGTTCAGGTATCAGCTGATCAGAGATGAGTCCGAGATCGTCAGCAAGCCGATGGCTGAGCTTGAGCGCATCAGGACAGCAGCACAGGCACTGGAGCAAGGTCTCTACGAGCACGCCGGAAGAACATTCCAGTTGCGGGTGAACGACGTCAGGCTCCCATCTGCTAGCCTGCTTCCAGATGAGTTCGCTGATGGGGACTACTGGGTCACTGGCAACATTGCCGTTGATGGATCGCACGAGCACGACGATCCGTCAGGCAAGAAGGTCCTTGTCCCAGACTGGCCGTTCGTCAGATTTATGTGGTTGGCAACGCCCAAGCAGCTCCTGATGGTGCAGGAGAATCGCTCCGCAAGGCTTGGCAAGATGCAGCTAGCGCGCTTGCTTTCGGACATCATAGGGCGGAAGATGAGGCCACGAGGCTACATCGTGGAGATGAAGGCGGTCTCCAAGAAATCAGACTTCTGGAAGGCTGTACGGTCAGCCAGTACGATGTATCGAGTGGAGGTTTCCGTGTGGGGACCGAACATCGGAGACGGTTTTCCTGCGCTTGACGAGCTCCTGACGGAATTGCATGGCGACTCCAACACGCAGGGACTATCGTTGTCCGCGAGCAACCGGGATGGGAATCTGCGAATCGGAGCGAAGTTGAAGAGGATCCTGGAGCCGGCCGTGGACATGGCTGCGAAAGGTGCGGGGAGCTGGACGATCTACAGGTCGCCAAAAGGCGACAAGAAGACCAAGCCGATCAGAAGCGCTGGTAGCCAGGGGAAGGTAGATGAGCCTCCAGAGCCAGAGAAGACAGACTTGATTCCTGGAGAAACTGCGAGACGCCTATTGAAGGACCGTGGCGTGAAGACCTATCATGAACTTGTAGGAGAAGAAGGTGACGGAAGCCAAGAGCCTGACCCTCGCGCAGGGGGACTTGAGCGTGATTCGGAAGAACCAGAAGACGCCGAGTAGGAAGCGGGGCGGTCCATTCGTCGAGTATGCTCGCCGGTTTCGGCAGTTGGCGCCGGCCGCGCTGTTCGGCTTGCTGGCCAACGTCGTGTCTGTTTCTGGGGTGCTTCCGTCGGTTGCGGAAGCGAGGATACTCCTGGGCATTAGAGACCTCGTCCTTCTCATGTCTGGGATTGGGTTGACTGCAGTCTGGGCGTTCAGTAGGTCTGCAATATCGAAGCTGAAGGGCGTGCTTGACGGGCAAGAACCCAGCCGTCGAACGTCCCTCCAGCCAATGCTTGCGAGGGTGGTTTTGGAACAGCGGGAGAACATGCTGTTCTTCCTGTGTGTGGCGGTAGTTGGAAGCGCTACTGTCCGGGGGATGGAAACCAGCATCCTCCCGCACGATGTAGCCGAGGTCCTTTATGGCATTGGCTTTTCAGTGGTGACGTTCCTTGCCGTCCTCGAGTTTCTTGTTCTATGGGATGCAGTGCGCACTGCATACGATTCCGTTACGATGGCCAGTGGCGTTGACCCGCGCGGCAGAAGGAAGAAGTAGTCTTCCCTAAGGAAGTGGAGTTGCTAGCGCACAGGCGTCCAGTCGTTTGTCCATTCTGCTTCTTGCAGGTAGCCCGGCTTCTGGAGATGATTCCCGCAGGCCACAATGGCCTCTCTCAACTGGAGAGCGAAGAAGCCCTGGCCGATCTTCTCCAGCGGAACGCATCGTTCAAAGCCGAACTCGCCTTCTGGGGTTGGAATCTGAGCGTGCAATCGGATGTCAAACCGTGAGGTCGGGGTCACTGCCAGCCCGAACCGGGCAAGGGGGGAGGCCGGGTCCCAGCCATTGATGCGCGGCTGCGCAGCTACCGTGAACGTAAGCCGGCCATTGGTTTGCGGTGCGAAGTCACCATACTTCTTCATTTGTTTCAGCAAGGGCAGGATCTCTTGTTCGCACTGGGCGATGGCATGTCGGCACGCCTCTCTCTTTTTCCCCAACTCTTTGGCGTAGTCAACCACGGCCTGGGCAGCATCAAATAGGTCAGACGTCTCCATTTGCGTATTTCCTCTGTTGTGGTTGTACACGATTGTACAACCCCAAAGTAATGTGAAATCTCGGCGATGCAAGCTCCTTTCTTGTGCAACAGGCGCAACGTGCGAATGCGCCCGCGTGGGGAGTCGGGCACACTGAAGGTGCATGTGGGACCTCCTGACCGGCGGGAGGGTGCCAATCGACCGGGCACGCCCCCGAATCTGTTCCTCGTCACCAGACGCACCCTCCCGCCGGCAGGCAGACCAAGACCAAATGAGGAGGAAGTCATGAAGAAGAACACGTGGGGAGGGCAGCGATGAAAGCGTTCTGGTTGTCGAAGATGTTCTGGGTGAACGTCTTGGCCGTCTTGCTGGCCGTCGTCTCGTACGTCGTCGGGTTCGAGATTCCGGCCGAGGTGACGATGGCCGTTCTCGGGGTCATCAACGTCATCCTGCGGGCCGTGACGAAGCAGGAACTGAGCTGGGGCGACACCGGTGCCGGCAAGGCCGTGACGGGCCTCGTGGTGCTGATGCTCCTGCAGGGGGCGCTATTCGTCCAGGGTTGCGTGAAAAGCCGGTCCACGGCCGATGCGGCGTGCGACGCCGTGACGACCGACACGGTACAGCCGGCCGACAGCGCAGGGGTGCTTGCCGCGGATGCGATGGACATGGCCATGCGCAAGGCCGCAGCCCCGCTGGTGGCCATGATGATGCTGCAGGACCTGGCCGGCAACGAGCCGCTCGCGTCCTTCGTGGAACTGGACGGCGAGCTGTACGTGATGGTCCTGGCAGACGAACTCAAGACCGGCCAACCGGACTACCTGCACCTCGATGATCACGTACTTGACCTGGTTGACGAAGAGGGGAACGAACTCCGTGCGTTGCTGCTCAAGTGCCCCCATGACCAGGGCGCCTCCCAGCAAACCGACCAATCGGCAGTGGCCAGAACGACGTTGATGCCGCCCGCCTGGTCGGTCTTCTGCGCGCTGGAGGCGTGAGTGTGGCAGGTCGCAACCATCCTCATCCTCGGCCTGGCTGTAGCCGTGGCCGTGCTGGTCGCCGTACTCCTGAAACGTCAGAGGGATGAAGCCCGTGACGAGGCAACCAAATACGAGCGCATCAGCGCAAACCTGGCAGGACAGCTCGAGTACGAGCGGGCTCTTGAGCGCCGCACGTCGGAGCAGCTCGACGCAATCGAGCGCCAGGTCGAGGACGAGAAGGTGGACCCGGAGGGCATCAGCGGCGGTGATGTTGCTGGTGCTCTCCTGCGCCACTTTGGTGGGCTGCAGTCCGGCGACCGGGAAGGTCTCCTGGATGGTGAAGCCGACCAGGCCGGAGCTGCCGGCCGATCCGCTGAAGCCGACGGTCACGTCGGCCCGGGGAATGAGTGACCCAGAGTTTGGAGAAGCCGTTGTCGTCGATGCCGAAGAGATGGCCGAGCTGTTCAACTACGTCCTCGAGCTGGAGAAAGCGCTGCGCATCATCCGGGTTGAGGCGGAGGCCTACTTCGACCTCTACGAGAGCCGCTTCGACGTGCTGATGGAGGGGTGCGGTGGAAGCCGTCCTTGAAGTGATGCGATACGTGGTGCCGCCGTTGGTCTCTATCCTCGGCGCGTTCATCCTGTTCTACCTCAAGGACCTCCGTGACAAGACGCGTACCGTGGAAGAGCGCAGTGAGCGCAGGGCCGACGAGGCTGACGAGGCTATCGCTGCCGTTCGTGAGGACCTCGCAGCCCATAAGGAGCGTGTTGCTGAGCGATACGCGACGAAGGACCACTTTGTGCGGGAGATGAGCCGCTTTGAGACTGGAGTGACGGAGCTGCTCCGGGAGATCTCCAAAGAGCAGAAGCTGCAGCGGCAGCAGATGACCGACTTCAACAGCAGCCTGTCCGCTCTCCAGGAGCGCACGGGCAAGCAGGTGGCATAGATGGACATCCATCAGCTCAGACGGAAGCAGCGACGCGGACGGATTCTCCGGGCCCTGGACATGGTCTACCCCGGCGACCTGCCGACCAAGACCCTCGTGATGATGCTGGCCGAAGCCCGCCTGCCGGCGGATGAGACGAAGGTCTCCCGGGACCTGGCGTACCTGGAAGACAAGGACTATGTGCGCCTCGAAGTCATCGACGACATGGGCGATGAGCTGCATGTCGCACGGCTGACTGCGCACGGCAAGGACCTCCTCGAGGGCAACATCATCCAGGACTGCGGGGTGACCATCGAGCTATGAGTGACCGCCGGCGACATTTCAAGCTCCAGGAGCTCCCGGACGCGCTGCAACGCCAGGTCGATCAGATGATCGCCAACGGCAGCACGTACCGGGACATCGCCGCGGTGCTCGACGGCGAGGGGTACGAGATCGGCAAGAGCAGTGTCGCCCGGTACGGCAAGCAGTTCCTGACTACGCTGGAGCGGCTGAAGAGCATCAACGAGCAGGCCCGGGCCATAGTCTCGGAAACTGGCGGCGACCTGGACGTGGCTGAGGACGCAGCGGCACGAGTGGCAACGGCTCGCATCGTCGACTTCATGATGTCGCACACGGACATGAGCGAGGAGAAATTCTCCTCGATGGTTCACGCTTTGGCGAGACTGCAGTCTTCGTCGGTGGCCAGGGAGCGCCTGTCGCTTCAGTACGAGAAGGCCAAGTCGGCTGCGGCGACGGAGTTGAAGGCGGAGCTGACGGCAGAACTGAAGGACCACCCGGACCTGCTGGACCGCTTGGAGCGCATCATCGAGCAGAAGCTCGAGGAGGCGACTCCATGAGCGGGCTCCTCGGTGACCTGGTCGGGACTGGCGCCCGACGATACGACAGCTTCAAGGAGTTCCTGGTCAAGGAAGTCGGGACGGACAAGGGCCGATTCTCGTTTGCCGGCCGTCGCCCGGTCGAAGCGATGGTGGACAAGCTCGACGAGGTGATGTCCAAGCGCATCGCCGACGTCGAGTTCGTCATCCACAAGGGCGCCCAGACCGGCATCTCGACGTTGAACGTCGGCACGGCGACCTTCGTCCCGGCCATGATGCGCATGAACGCGGGCTACTACCTGCCGACCCAGGAGTTCGCTGAGCGCTTTGGCGCTACCAGATTCTCGGCTGCCATCCGTCGCAGCCAGGTGCTCCAGGGGATGATGCGGGACGGCGCGCACCAGGGAGTGAACACGAAGGGCCTGAAGGAGTTCAACGGCCGCTTCCTGTACAGCCTTGGCCTGGAGTCTGTGGTCAGCGCCATCTCGATTCCGCTGGACGCGATGTTCTACGACGAGGTGGATGTCATCCCCGCCGAGAACATGGAGTGGTCCGACGACCGTATCGCCGCATCCGACTGGCGATTCCGGATGTACTTCTGCGTTCCGATGTTCCCCGGCAGCGGTATCGACAAGCTCTTCCAGGACACCTGCAGGTACCAGTGGCTTGTCCGGTGCTCAGCATGCAACACCGATCACATCCTCGAAGACGAGTTTCCCCGCAATGTAAAGCGGTTTGAAGGCGGTTCATACGGCTTCATCTGCACGAAGTGCGGCAAGGCAATCGACCGCGACCTCGAGGGCCGGTACGTCGCCGAGAATCCGGAGGCCGAACGAGACCACCGCTACGGATTCCGGTTGTCGCAGCTCGCCTTGTCGGCTATCGACCTCGGCTACATCATGCGTCGCTGGGAGAAGGCGAAGGAGAGCAAGAGCAAGCTGGCGAAGTTCCGCTGCTCCACGCTGGCCAAGCCGGACGCCGGCGACCGTCAGCCCATCACCGATGCGGTCCTCCAGGGGGTGTCTGCCGACTACCACATGGAGCTCGGGGTCGGCAGCCTGCCGCGCTTCGCCGGCGTTGACACCGGCAACCAGGTTCACCTGGCTGTGCACGAGCTGCTGCCCGATGGTCGCAAGCGGTACATCTGGTTTGAGGACATCGACGGAGACCAGGCCCAGGGGCGCATCAACGAGCTATGGGCCCGGCTCGGCCTGTCCGGTCTGGTGATTGACTACAAGCCGCTCACCAATCTGGCTCGAGGCCTGACGTACGACCACCCTGGCCAGGTCTGGGTGCAGAACTTCTACGGTGGCGAGGAGCTGCAGGAAGACACGTTCGAGCACATGGGCAAGGAGATTCCCCGGGTGAAGGCCAACCGAGACACGAGCCTCGACGACTTCACTGGGATGTTTTCCGTGGAGCCGTCGCAGGTGCTGTTGCCGGCGGTGACGTCGGAGTCGCCGGCGGTTCTCGACCAGGTTCACCTGCAACTCAAGATGCTGCAGAAGGAGAAGGTCGAAGACGCCCGCGGCAATGTCGCCTACCGCTACCGCAAGAACGTGGCCAACCACTTCGGCATGGCGATGAACTCCTCCATCATCTGCGAGTACCTGGCTGTGGCCCGACTCTTCGGGCAGGGCCCGGTTGAGTATCAGTCCGTTCAGCAGCGCCGCTGGAGCGGCGACAAGGGGGCCTGGTAATGGCGAAGCTGTACGACGCATTCGGTCGGCCGATTGAGTACCCGTCGAAACCGAGCACCGTCTCGGCCGCACTGGCCGTGCGGGATGCGTTCCAGGACGGCACCCCCAGCCGCGGCCTCACTCCTCGGAAGCTGGCGGCTATCTTCACGGCGGCCAATGAGGGCGACATCTACAGCCAGATGGAACTGTTTGAGGAGATGGAGGAGAAGGACACCCACCTCCTGAGCTGCGTCGGGACTCGCAAGCTGGCCGTGGCCCGGCTTGACTGGCGGCTCCGGCCTGCCAGTGATCAGGCGGCGGACAAGAAGCTCGCCGAGGAGATCACTGAGCGCATCAAGGGGATCTTCAACTTCCGCCAACTGATGCTTGACGCGCTCGATGCCATCGGCAAGGGCTTCTCGGCTGTTGAGCTCACGTGGAAGGTCGGGCCAAACGGTGCAGATGTCGAGCGTGGGGACTGGGTACATCAGCGGTGCTTCGCCTTTGGCGAGGGACGTCGCTTGCAGTTGCGTGACGAGTCCGGAAGTGACCTCCACGACCTGGTGCCGCGCAAATTCATCGTGCACCAGTACCAGGCCAAGAGTGGTCATCCAGCCCGTGGCGGTATCTACAGGGTCGCCGCCTGGGCCTACCTGTTCCGCAACTACACCATCAAGGACTGGCTGACGTTCGCCGAGGTCTACGGCATGCCGATGCGAATCGGCAAGTATGACCCGAGCGCATCGAAGGAGGACAAGGACGCGCTGAAGACAGCGGTCCAGATGCTGGGCACGGATGCCGCCGGCGTCATCTCGAAAGCAACCGAGATTGATCTCGTGAAAGCCATCGACGGCGGGAAGGGCGGCGATGTCTACAACCTGCTCTATCAGTCGATGGGCCGGGAGATCTCGAAGGCGATCCTCGGGCAGACGCTGACAGTCGACACCTCCGGGTCGACCGGCACGTACTCGGCAGGAAAGGTGCATGACGAGGTCCGTGATGACCTGCGGGACGCTGACGCCGAGGCGCTGGCCGACACTTTGCAGCGTGACCTGGTCGTTCCGCTGGTCGGGTTCAATCACGGTTGGGACGCAGCCGAACACGCCCCGCAGTTCGAGTTGGTAATCGAAGAGCCGGAGGACCTGAAGGATGCCTCCGATTGGCTGTCGAAGCTGGTGAAGGACGTGGGGGTCAAGGTCCCCGTGAAGTGGCTGCATGAGAAGTTCGGAGTACCGATACCGAAGGACGGCGAGGACGTGTACCAGGGCCAGGCCGGGGCGCCAAAAGGCAACGCCGAGGAGAACAGCCTCGGGCCGTTGGCTCAGGTGTTGCTGACCGCCAGTTCGCAGGACAAGACTAACGCCGCCGCCATCGAGAGCGTGGTTGAAGCGTCCACCGGCCAGGCGGCAACCGATACACACAACACGATGAGAGAGCTGCTGCAAATTATCCAGGATGCAGACAGCTACGAGCAGGCGTTTGAACGCCTGGCACAGGCATACCCCGCGCTCGACCTTGCGCAGGTGCGGGAGCTGTTGGCCAGGTCGATGTTCAACTCCGAGATGTTCGGGAGGGCGTTGGTGCACGATGGGGAGTAGTGTCGAGCTCAAGAACCTCCCGATGGAGGAGGCAATCGAGTACTGGCAGGACAAGGTCCCGCTGAGCAACGAGGAGTTTGCTCAGTTGGCCGAGGATGCCAGAGCGAAGGCCTTCTTTATGTCCGGCCTCACTGAGCAGTCCATCGTGGCCCAGGTGATGGGCGAGATGGCGAAGGCGCTGACCGACGGCATCACCTACGAGGAGTTCAAGAAGAACGTAGCGCCGGTCTTGGAGAAGGCCGGCTGGGAAGAGGAGCGGCCGTGGCGTCTGCGCACTTCCGTCTACACCAACGTGCTCACCGCGTACTCGGTCGGCAGGTACAAGCAGATGCAGGCCCCTGCTGTTCTCAAGGCTCGGCCGTTCTGGGAGTACCTGGCCGTCATTGATAGCCAGACCCGGCCGACGCATGCCGCACTCGACGGGAAGGTCTTCGCCGCCAGCGACCCAATTTGGGACAGCATCTACCCGCCAAACGGATTCCTCTGTCGCTGCACTGTGCGCACCAGGTCGCAGTCGGACCTGGACCGTGACGGCACGAAGGTGGAAAAGGGAAGCGACGTGCTGGGTAAGATGGCGGAAGTGGACGGCAAGTCCGTTGTGGTGCAGCCGGACAAGGGCTGGAACAGCAACGTCGCCAAAGCCCATTGGGGGGACGAGCTTGTGCGCCAGCAGAAGGCCGTGGCGGGATCCCCGAGTATGGTCGGTGGCAGCTCGCCGTCAGGGTCACTGCCGGCCGTGCCGCCTGACACTGAGGACTACCAGCGCATCGATGCGGATACGGTCAAGGACGCATGGCAGACAGCGTTCCGCAGGCGGCAGCTTGCCCTGTCAGACGCCACCGGAAAGCCGGTGCTACTCAACGACCGCCTGGCGGACTACCTCGACAAGAAGGATGTCGACAGGAAGCGGGCCAGACATTTGGCTGCCGTACGCCCGACAATCGAGCGGCCTGCAGAAGTGTGGATGCTGCCGATGCGCTATCAGGACGGCCGTGTTGTCCTGCGGAAACACTACCTCAAGCGGTTTGCAGACAAGGAGATGCTTGTCGTGGTTCAGGCGGATGCTGGGGTGTGGACTGGTTTCAACGTCTTGCCGATGAACAAGCTGAAGGAGTTCAACAAGAGGCGGCGTGGGATCAGGATATACGAGCGGACGTCCGCCGCGCTCACTCAGCAGCACGTGGACCAGTCGAGCGGTTATGTGGCTGAGGCACACCGCCCGGCCTCAACTCAATCATACGACATCCAGCATGGAGGTCAATAGTGGCGAAGAAGAACCAGGTCAAGCTCCCCGAGCGAACCGGATGCGACACACTGCTCTTTGCAACCGACGTCGGCGGGTCGGAGATCCCCGAGTGGATTCATGTTCTGCCGATGGGCAAGGCGACGCCGGTAGACGGCCGTCGCCCGTTCCATGTGACAGACGACGGACTCCGCCTGGTGATGGAGGAGCGCCAGCAGCTCGGTCGGGACCTGCACTGCGATTATCACCACCAGAGCCTGTGGGCTCAGTTCACCGGTGCGGAGGCCCCGGCGGCGGGCTGGGTCGAGCAGCTCGAGGTGAGAGAAACCGGCCTCTGGGCGAAGATGGAATGGACCGACAAGGCAAAAGAACGCCTCGCTGCCAGGGAGTTCCGCTATCTGTCGCCGGTCATCTACACCCGCAAGAAGGACCGCGTCGTGGTCGGTCTTCACAGCGTGGCCCTCACGAATACTCCGGCTCTCAACCAGTTGGAGCCGGTCGTCAACTCACAGCAAGGGGAGGATGAACCCATGGACAAGAAGTTGAAGGAAGCCCTTGAAGCCGCTTTCGGCGAGGGGCTGAGCGAAGAGCAGTATGCCGAGAAGCTCAGTGCGCTGGCAGCGCAGAAGCCGCTCGGCGAGGTGGCCAAGGTGGTTGGCCTGTCCGCCACCGCGACCAGCACCGAAATCTGCCGTGTTGTGCGCGAGCTGCAGGGCAAGCACGTCGTGAGCGTGGAAGAGCACACCGCGCTGCGGGAAGAGGTGGACCGCCTCAAGGCCGAGCGGGTGGTGGACGAGGCGTTGTCCGCCGGCAAGCTCACCCCGGCCCAGAAGGACTGGGCCATGAACTACGCCAGCGACGACCTGGATGGGTTCAGCTCGTTCCTGAAGACCCAGGGGACCCAGGTGCCGGTTGGGAACGCCCAGGCGCCCCAGGCCGATGGCGAGCAGCAGGCGCTGACCGCCGAGGAGAAGGAAGTGGCGGAGCTCTACGACCTCACCGAGGAGGAGATGCTCGCCGCCAAGAAGGCGTAGCGAACTGAACCCAAGGCCGTGGCCAGTGGCCCGGCTCAACAGACCCAAGAAGGAGGAGCAACATGACGGCACTCACGAAGGACAAAGAGCTGCTGACCCGGGCCGGCCACGAGATGGACGTCAAGCTGGCGGCCGATGCGGTCATTTACAACGGTGCGATGGTCTGCGCCAACGCCACCGGGTATGGCGTGCCCGCTGCCGACACGGCGGACTTCGATTTCATCGGGTACGCCATCGAGTCGGTTGACAACACCGGCGGGGCCGACGGCGACGTCAGCGTGCGCGTTGTGAAGGCCGGGGAAATCCTGGTCAAGCACAGCGGACTGACCATCGCCAATCTCGGCCAGGCGATGTTCGTGAACGACGATGCCACGGTGAAGTCGTCCACCACCAACTCGGTCTACGTCGGCCGGTTGACGGAGCTTGTCGGCACGGACGAGGCCTGGGTGAACATTGACAAGCGCGGTGCCACCGGTGCGGCCGGGGCGGATGGCGCAGACGGGGCGGATGGCGCCGCCGGTGCGGACGGTGCGGACGGTGCGGACGCCGTCGAGATGGACAACGTCGCGGCCATCGCCGATCCCGGGACGGCCACCGCGGAGGACTGCGCCACCAAGATCAACGCGATCCTGACGGCGATGAAGGCTGCCGACCACATGGTGGCCGACGCGTAGCCGGTCTTGCCAGGTATCCCCTGGCAGCCGGCTCAATCGGACTGACAACAAGGAGGAATCCGATGGCACAACCGAAGAGAATCATCAGCGCGGCCTTGCTGGTTGCGTTCTTCACGAGCTTCAAGGGGCTGTTTGTGAAGGCCTTGACCGAGACGCCGACCTTCTGGAAGGACCTGGCGACCGAGGTCAAGAGCACCACCAAGATGGAGACCTACGCCTGGCTCGGCAAGTTCCCCCGCATGCGGGAGTGGATCGGCGACAAGGTCTACCAGCAACTCGAAGCCCACGGCTACAGCGTCCTCAACAAGTCGTGGGAGGCCTCGGTCGAGGTGTCCAGAGACGACATCGAGGATGACAACATGGGGCTCTACGGCCCGATGTTCACGGACATGGGGGAGGAGGGTGCACGGCACTACGACCTGCTCGTGCTGCAGTTGCTTACGGGCGGCTTTGCCGCAAAGTGCTACGACGGCCAGTACTTCTTCGACACTGACCACCCGTGGGCCAAAACGACCGTGTCGAACGCCGGGACGGCGGTGCTCTCCGCCGATGCCTATGCGGCGGCTCGGGCGAAGATGATGAACCTCAAGGACGAAAGCGGGGTGCACCCGTTGTTCATCCGACCCAACCTGCTGGTCGTGGATCCGGCCAACGAGGGGACTGCGAAGCTCATCGTGGAGAACAAGACCCTGGATGGCGGTGAAGACAACCCGTACTACAAGACGGCCACCGTCAAGGTCATTCCGGGCCTGGGCACGAAATGGTACCTCATGGACACGGGGCGGGCGCTGAAGCCGCTCATCATGCAGGTGCGGAAGAAGCCGGTGCTCGTGAGCCAGACCAACCCCGAGAGCGACAGCGTTTTCGACCGGGCCACCTACAAGTACAGCGTCGAGGCCCGTCACAACGCGGGCTACGGGCTGTGGCAGTTGGCCTACGGATCGACCGGAGCGGGCGAGGGGTAGTCTGACCTCCTGAGGGGGCCGAGGGCGATCGCACGGGTCGCTCCGGCCCCCTCGGTCGGACCGGCCCCGTTCTAACGGTTTCAAACGGGGTTCTAACGCATTGGAAGCCGATTGCAGGAGGCAGCAATGGAAAACGAACTTGTACTCGAAGAGGTGCACGTCACAGCGAACTCACCGCGTGGCTTCTGGCGGGGCGGAGTCTTTCACCCGTCGCACCTGGTCGTCCACCCGGCGGATCGGTTCTCGCTCGCGCAGCTCGAGCAGCTTGAGCGTGAGCCAGAGTTGACGGTTGAACTGGTCTTTGCCGATCCCGAGCCGAAGCCCAAGCCGAAGCCCAAGCCGAAGCCCGAGCCGAAGCCCGAGCCGAAGCCCGAGCCGAAGCGCGAGCCGAAGCGCGAGCCGAAGCCCGAGCCGAAGCCCGAGCCGAAGCCCGAGCCGAAGCCCGAGCCGAAGCCCGAGCCGAAGCCCGAGCCGAAGCCCGAGCCGAAGCCCGAGCCGAAGCCCGAGCCAAGAAAGGCTCAGCCGAAGAAGGCTCAGCCGAAGAAGGGCGCGGCGAAGAAGGGCGCGGCGAAGAAGGCCGGCAAGCGCAACAAGTAGGGAGTGAGGCATGGCCACGTACTGCACACCGCAGGACATCATCGACAGGTTCACCGAGTCAGTTGTTCTGCGGCTCACCAATACCGGCAACTCGGAACTGGGGGCAGAGGACACTGCTCGCATCCAGGATGCCGTTGATGAGGCGCAAGCCGAGGTGGACAGTTACGTGATGATGCGCCACACGCTCCCGCTGCCGAGTGTGCCGGCCAGCCTCAAGTCAGCGACCGTGGACCTGGCTGTGTATCGCCTGGTCTTGCGTCGCGGCTACGACCAGGAGGCTGACAGCGAGTTCCGGCTGGCTCGCAACGATGCCATCGATTGGCTGAAGCAGCTCGCGGCCGGGCGCGCAAGCCTGGGAGTCCAGTCGCCGGCCAAGGACATGGGCGCCGAGATTGACTCCGCGGATCGGGTCTTCTCAAGAGACGGCATGAAGGTGTTTTGATGAGTGGAGTGACGTTGCAGGGCGACTGGACGAAGTGGGGGCGAGCGTTGCGCAAGCTAGCGGCCCATGACTTCAAGGGTGACCACGAGGTGATCGGGGAAGCTCTCCTTGCCGACTCCATGGACGCGTTCCGCAGCGCAACGTCACCCGAGGGGGAGATGTGGCCATGGTTGTCCGAGGCCACGCTGGCTGGCATCAAGAAGGGACGCCGGCGGCAGATACTGCAGCGCTCCGGTCGGCTGCGCAAGTCCATCACTCGACGAGCGACCGTGGAGATGGCCGAGGTGGGCACCAACGTGGTGTACGCCGCCATCCATCAGTTTGGCGGGGAGGCCGGTCGCAAGAGCCATCGCGTGAACATCCCTGCCCGGGAGTACCTGGGCATCGGTGACAACGCGCAGGCAGCCATCGACGACGTGATGAACCGGTTGCAACGGGAGGTGGGCCTGTGATCTCGGAAGCGAAGGCGTTTGTGCTGAGTCAACTTGCTGCCACCGGGATCCCGGCGGGCGATTGCTTCGGCTCGCCGCGTGGCGGGACCAAGCATCGTGCCTGCCCGAAGGCATGGATCGACGCCAACGCTGAGGACGCAACCAGAAACAAGCGGCTGTCGGGGACGTACAAGGACGGCGATCAGGTCAAGCTGCGCCGGCAGTATTTCACCCGGGAGTTGTACCTGGTCGTCCGGCTTGAGGACATCGACCTGGCCACGCTCGAAGCCAGGTACGAGGATTTCCTTCGGCGCCTGGTGAAGACCCACGTCCACGATGCGATGGACAACCATATCCACGTAACCGTCGGACGCGTCGAATGGTACGAACCTGAGAAGGTAGCTTCTGACGAAGCGGGCGTGAGCGTGGTGCTCCAGTTCGACGGCGGCATCTACGAAGACGAGGATGCGCTGAAGGTCTCGCAGGTGGAAGTCGCGCCTGACGGCCTGCATGCAAAGGAGGATCTGTAGTGGCCAAGCGAAAGAAGAAAGGCGGCGAGCCCCCGAAGCGGACGTACAGCGTTGCGGAGTTGGCCGAGAAGCACGCCGTGGAAGACTGGGTGGTGGCAGGTGTCGCCTCCTGGCGCGGCTGGACCAGAAAATCGAAAGTCGGGGATGCGGAGTTCACTGGCGCCGTCGAGGCGTGGCTCGCCAGCCCCGGTAACGTGAAACGGAGGTAGTTCAGATGACGTTGCCCAGAGCAAAAGTGACCGTGCTGGACGGCGGGCTGGGGCGCTCGGCCGATGGTGGAGACATCCCGCAGGCCGTCGTTGGCGTCTGCAGCGGTGGTGACGCCGACCAGGTCTTCAGCTTCAACGACCCCACCAACTTCAAGGACGTCCGCACCAAGCTGGGCTACGGCCCCCTGTCCGACGCCGTGGTGCAGATGCTGGCCGCCGGCTGTCCCCAGGTGTACGCCGCCAAGGCGACCACCGGGACCCCTGGTGAGTGCGGCGCCGTGACGGACGACAAGACCGGCCTCGGCGTCGTGACGGTCGCCGGTGAGGCGTATGACGCCTGGCCCGTGAAGGTCAAGATTGCCCGTGCCGGCGGCAATGGCGTGGCCATCTTCCAGTACTCGCTCGACAACGGCCAGAACTGGAGCCGGCAACTCCTCGTCCCGGCGGCCGGCACGTACGAGATCCCCAACACCAACGTCACCCTCACGTTCGACGACGCCGCCGGCGACTTCGCCAAGGACGATGCGTTCACCTTCGCGACGACCGCCCCGGTCGCCACGACCAACGACCTCGGCACGGCCATTGACCGGCTGACGGCCTCCAGCTACCACTTCGACATCGTCCTGGTCGCCCAGATTACCGACAACACGTTCTGGACGTCGATGGGGACGAAGACGCTTGGGCTGGAGACGGCGAGCGTTCCGCGGTTCCTCCAGATCGTGACCATGGCCGACTACCGGGGCGCAGCCGAGACCACGACTGAGTGGGTGACGGATCTGGTCAACCAGTCGCTCAGCGTCGAGAACTACCGCGTCTCCGTGTGCAGCGGGTGGGTCGAGTTGATGTGCCCGGCCGACGGGTTTCTCAAGGCCCGTAACGCTGCGGCCATCGTGTGTGGCTGGATCGGTGCGAGCCGCACGAACGTCTCTCCGGGCAAGGTGATGCGTGGCGGCCTGCCGATGGTCACGCGCATCCTGCCGGACCGTCACGACAAGGACGAGTCGGACGGCCTCACCGATGCGCAGATCGCAGACCTGGACACGTCCCGGTATGTGACCATCCGCCAGCACCCCGGCCGGACCGGCTTCTACGTCACCAACTGGCGTACGATGGGCGCTCCGACCAGCGACTTCGCCTATGGCGAATACAAGCGAGTCATGGACAAGGCCTGCCGGCTGGTCCACATCGCGGCGGTCGGGTCGATCCAGACGGAGGCCACGACGATCGCGGCCATTGAGGCGGACTGCCAGGACCCTCTGGACGACATGATGGACCCGGGCACGCGTGAGATCGCGGCAGGCCGGGCCTGGATCCCAGACGGCCAGGACATCCTGGGAACCGAGACGGTCCAGGTGAAGGTTCGTCTGACCCCGACCGGGACGGTCCGCAACATCGAGACCGAGATCGGATTCGAGAACCCGCTGCTGGCGTCGTAGCCGGGAGCTGAGCAAGGAGGAGCACCATGTCTGTCAATGGACAGCGGTACGACTGGGAGAGCATCAAAGTGACCATGCCGCAGGGCCAGGTCGTGGACATTCAGGCCATCAGCTACAAGGACTCTCTCGACGTCGAGCACGTGCACGGCAAGGGGTCCAGGCCCAGGGGCTATGGCACGGGCAACTACACGGCCAGCGGCGAGATTGAGATCGACAAGGAGGAAATGCAGATTCTCCTGGTCGGGCTCAGCGTCCTGTCTGGTGGCAAGGGCTACATGCGGCACAAGCCGTTCCCTATCGTCGTGGAGTACAAGAATGACGACCAGCCCATGCAGGTCGACGTGCTGAAGGGCGTCAAACTCACCGAGTTCGACGAGGCCCGGAAGCAGGGCGACAAGAGCAGCACGGTCAAGATTCCGTTCATCATCACGAAGGGCATCAACCGCAACGGCCAGGAGGCCATCAGCGGGTAGCGACTGTTCAAAGAAGGGGGGCCACATGAAGAAGACGCCCACTCAAAAACAGGTGGCAAAGCGAAGGCAGGAGCGTGGCAACCTGATCACCATGTCCTTCAGGGAGGGCCAGATGAAGAAGACGTTCACAGAGGAGCAGGTGGCAAAGTGGAAGCAGGAGTGTGGCGACCTGATCACCATGTCCTTCGAGGAAATTGATGAGGTGCTTGTGTTCCGGCACCCGACCAAGAAGGACATGTCGCACTTGGTGCGCAAGGGTCAGAAGGATCTGGTGGCGGCCAATCAGAACCTGGTGGCAAGCTGTCTGCTCCACCCGAGCTGGCCGTCTCTGGCCGACATCTTCAACCGCCGGCCAGGCCTCATGGTAAACGCAGCGGTGAAGCTCGCCGAGTGCCTTGGGGTCGACGAGGAACCCACGGTGGGAAAGCTGTAGAGGCAGCCGGGGCCGACCTGGCCGAGAGCGACTTGCTCAAGCTCGACGCCAGGATTCGTATCTGGCTGCATGCTGCACCTGACAAGCTGACAGAAGAAGAGTACGCCGACGCAGCGGCCCAGGTCCTCTACTTTGAGGAACACTTGGTGGACCTGGTCGCTGCCGGCATACGAAAGGGGTTCTCGAAGTGAGCCAGACGCTCAAACTCGCGGCAATCGTAACGCTGATCGACAAGCTCTCCGGGCCGGCTGGCCGGATGACCGGAGCCATGTCAAAGCTGCAGAAGACTGTCGAGATGGGCAAGAAGGTCACGGAGTTCGGTCAGCGGATGGGTGTCTCTGCCGTGCTGGTTGATGACTTCGCACGGCGAGCCCGCGGTGCGCTGGGGTCCATGATGGGCCCCCTGATGAGCCTGGAGGACCGATCGGCCGAGCTGTCGACCGTGATGGCGTCCACGATGGGAGGCGTCGAGCAGTCCATGGAGGCAGCACAGGGGGCCGCTCTTGCGTGGGCCGACAAGCACCGCCAGGCGGCCGACAAGTTCATCGGGGCGAGCTACCTGATGGCCTCGGCCGGCTTGGCCGACACCCAAGCAATCGCCGGCACCGAAGCGGCCCTGGCGTTGGCCACGGCCACGATGGGAGACAACGCGACCGCCGCAAACTTGCTTGCCACGATGTACAACAACCTCGGCGACAAGGGCCGGGACGTGTCGCAGGAGATGCAGCGGCTGGGCGACATGACGACCAAGACCCAACAAGCCTTCCAAATCAGGGACCTCGGCCAGCTCAACGAGGGGCTGAAGTACGGGATCCCATCCGCAAAACAGTATCGGATGGAGCTCGCAGAGCTCTACACCGTCGTTGGCGCGCTGAACACGGCTGGCCTGCAGGGTTCGATGGCCGGCACGGCACTGTCGGCTACGATGCGCAACATTCTGAAGGCGGCAGACCAGCTCGGCTTTGGCATTTCCAGGACGCGCTCGGGAGGCATTGACCTGATCGGCACCTTGGCCAACATGCGCGGAGCCCTGGGCGACTTCGGCGACATGTCGGACGACGTCAAGCAGCAGGTGCAGAAGGCCTTCGGCGAAGAGGGCGTTCGGGCTGTCGCACTGCTGATGGGCCAGACGGACGAGTTGCGCCACATGATGGGCGAGGTCGTCAACTCCACCGGCGCGATGCAGGCCGGTATGGAGGCGATGGAGAACACGACGAGCGCGAAATGGGACATCATCAGTAACCGGGTCAACCGGGTGAAGATGACGCTCGCCGAGAAGCTCATGCCGGTCATCGAGGCGCTTGTCCCGACGATCATGTCAGCACTGACTGCCTTCGCAGGTTTTGCCGACACGCACCCGCAGCTCCTTGAGACAGGCATGCTCCTGTTCGGCATCGGCACCATTGGGCTGACGATCATGGCTCCACTTCTTCAGGCCGGTGCAGCCATCACCATGTTTGCTGGCTACGGCATCCAGGCCATCGGCCACCTGGGCCGAGTGCTGGCATTCGCTGGCGGGCTGGTACTGCAGCTCGGTGCGTGGATTGGGTCTGCGCTGGTCGGCGCAATGCCGGGCCTGGTCGCTGGACTGGGCGCGGCTGCAACTGCCACCTGGGCCTGGACCGCTGCACTGCTGGCCAACCCTATGACCTGGGTCATTGGTGGGGTGGTGGCCTTAGGCGCCGGCATCTACCTGCTTGTAAAGCACTGGGACACGGTCCGGGCCGCATTCAGTGCAGCATACGACTGGATTCTCGGCGCCACAGACGGCCTGGTGACCACGATGGGTGACTGGTGGGCTCAGCTCGAGGATGGGTCTCTCGCCGTCGTCAATGCCATCATCGACGGCGTGCTTGGTGTCCCGGACGCCTTCAACGATGCAATTGACGCAGCGATGAGTTGGCTGGACGGCTTGTGGGGAGAGTTCAAGGCGTCCGGTGTTGGCCTGGTCAACGCGTTTGTTGATGGCATCAAGTCGGCGGCCATGGCGCCAGTCGAGGCTGTCCAGGACATGCTGGCGAATGTCCGCGAGTATCTACCGTTTTCGGATGCTCATACCGGACCGCTGTCGAACCTTACTCAGTCAGGCCGGGCGTTCTGGGCCACCTGGGCGGGGGGCCTCAAGAACAGCCGCTCCGTCGAGGACGGCATCGGGAGCGTCATGGCGTACGTCCGCCGGGCGGCAACCATCCCGCAGCAGATGCCGTTTCAGGCGGCAGCCCCTGCAGCCCCTGCCGTCAACATGGCCCTGAACACAGGCAGCCGGGAAGATGGCCGCAAGATCCACATTGAGAACCTCCACGTACAGATGAACAACGTGCAGGACGGCGAGCGGTTCGTGGAGGACCTGCGCCGGCTCACCAGGGAGGTCGGATGAACCTGGTGATTGACAATGGCAGGATCCGCCTGGGCGGCGAGGAGCTCCCCGGGGTGGAGGCCCACGTCGAAGTGTCCAACAAGGTGAACTTCAAGGAGCTGAAGCTCAATCGTGGCAGCGGAAGTGCGAAGATCCCTGCGGGCTACAATGACGCTTCAGCTCGGGTAGTAGTCCAGCTCACGGACGACTCGGACGTTGGCGGCACTACGCCCCTGGAGAAGCTGGCCGTCTACGAGCAGATATTCAAGAGCACAGACGACCAAGTGGAGCCGTTCGTCTACCGGGTCGTCAATGACCACATGGCTGCGCGTGGCATTCGCCAGGTCGTCGTCGAGCAGCTCCGGTCCGTCGGCACCAACCAGACGGACGTAGTTGTTGTCGAACTTCAGCTTGTTGAGCACCGCCCCCTCATCATTAAGAAAGAGACGCTTGCGCGTGCGCGTAGGCGGGCTCAGTTGGCCACCATCCAGGAGCTGGCTAAGCGCGCAGTGGACGAGGCAAAAGCGGCCGCTGCGTTTGCTGGAGCCGTTGCCCCGGACGTCGTACAGGCAGCGATCCAGACGCTGGGGGCTGAGCTGCGCACGGCCAGGTTGAGCTACAAGGGTCTGGTCGCCCGCGGCGAGGCGAGGGAGCTGATGGAATCGTGGAAGAACACGCCGCGGCCAATCAACATCGCACCGGAGAAGAGCCTCATGGCGAAGGCCTTCGACCTGTACAACACGCCGACCCAGGATGACACAGGAGTCCCGGGCAAGAATCTGGCCGCAGACCTGTTGCCATTGCAGACGTTCAACTGATGCAAGATGCCCTCAAATACTCGGCTCCGGCCGTCACCGTGGACATTGGCTCGCACACCGTGCTGGCGCTGCAGGACATGGTGCTGACTACGGCCCGGCAGACCCCCGTCGACCAGGTCGAACTGACGCTCCGGAGCGATGAGATAGAGGTCGCCAGGGACGACGACCTGGTTGTTTTCGCCGGATACGGCAACGACCAGGGCCTTGTCTTCGGTGGGCAGGTGGATGAGGTCGACGACACGGATGCCTTTCGTATCGTCGGAACGGACGCCATGCGTCGCTTGCAGGAGCGCAAGGTGAGCCAGTCCTTCCGTATGTGCACCCCAGCGATGGTTGCCGGCTGGCTTGGTGACGTACTGGGCCTGCCCATTGTCGCTCCGCAGTCGGCGAGCCTCAAGCACAGCATGGCATTCAACGACATGGCTGCGTTGGACGTCTTGCGAGCGTGCGATCATGCTTGGGGGCTTGACTGGGACCTGTACGCCGAGCCGGAGGGCTGGGCGTACTGGGGTCCGATGGAGCTTTCTCCGAGGTTTCAAGACGACACCACGCACACCTTCGAGGAGGGCCTGAATATCATCTCACTCACGCCTGGCGAAGGGGTGCACCATCTGACTGCGGTCTACGACCCATTCGTGCAGCACAGCAGCAAGGCCATCGTCTACGACCCGGTGCTGTTTGGTGGCGCCAGGATCTGCGTGGTCGACCGTGCGGTGCACAAGCTTGGGAGGCTACTCTCGGAGGTCACATGCAGGGAAATATGACGCCCGTAGAGCTCAAGGAGCTTTTCCGCCGGCTGCTCCAGGCCGTGGTGCCTGCGTTTCGGGCCAAGACGGCGTGGCCGATACACGCCGAGGTGGTCAAGGTGCGCACTGGGGGAGGCAAGGCAGACGGCTTGCACCATCGCTACTCAGTAGACGTGCGGGCGCTCACCAAAGATGGGGCGAAAGACACTGACGCACCGGTGATGGAGGATGTGCCGCTTCCGCAGTTGCTCGTTGGGGATGGAGTGGGGCTTTTCTCCCTGCCCCCTAAGGGAGCCATCGTGCGTGTGGCGTTCGACTACTGGGACCCTGGCAGGCCCTATGTCGCGTCCGTTTTGCATCTCGGGTACCAGGTGCCGGAGCAGCACACCGGCGAGCTGGCTGTCAAGGTTGGGGACTCCAGCCTCGTAGTGAAGAACGGCGACGTGAGCGTTGATAGCGGAGGTGCCACGGTGCACCTGAGCGGCAGCATTGCCACCGTGACCGGCGCCCAAATCAAGCTCGGCGATGGAGCTGACACAAAGGCCGTGAGGCTGACAGAGCTCCTGTCGTGGCTCAACCAGCACACCCACCCGCTCCCTGAGCCCCTATCGCCACCGCCGCCTGACCCGCCAGTGCTGACGAAGCCGCCTGTCGTGGTGGCCGGCGTGGAACTTGGCTCGCTCACAGTGATGGTGAAATGATGCTTGAGGAGCTCGGGACAGACATTGCGCTGGACCTCACCGTCGGCGACGTGAGTGTGGCTGCATCGGGAGACACCGGGCAGGTGAGTGGACTGCCCTGCCTGGAGCAGGACCTTTGGATCCGCCTGCAGACACCAAGAGGGTCGCTGGACGGCAACGAGAACTACGGCGTGGATGTGACCGACTACCTGCAGAGCGAGATGACGAGCTCGTTGCTCACGGGCATCTCCCAGGACATCGTCGAGCAGTGCGAGTCGGACATCCGGGTCGAGAAGGGCTCCGTCGAAGTGATTGTGCTGAACTGGGAGCTCGAGACGATCCGGCTTAAGGTGACGGGCAAGGTGGCAGGGACCGACCAGCAGTTCAGCCTGGTTATCGGATACGGAGGCGAGAGCGCATCGAGGGAGGTGCTGTATGGCGTCACTGACTGACAAGCTGAAGGAACTCATCGGCTACAAGACCTGGCAGGACCTCCTTGAGGACTCCCGGGACTACCTGGTGGCCCAGGGCAGCAGCTTGACCAATTTCAATGAGGGCGGCGTGCTGCGGACGACGTTCACAGTCACGTCCAAGCTCATCGGAGAGCTGCACATGCTGCTCCTCGACGTCATCAAGCAGGGCTACGTGGAGACAGCTACCGGGTTCTGGCTTGATCTGCGTGCGGCCGACCAGTCGCTGCTGCGCCACGAGGCTACGGCGGCCGAGGGCGAGGTGACCTTCTCTCGGGAGGATGCAGCGGGCGCGCTCATAGTCCCGGCCGGCACGCTGGTGGCCACGAAGCTGGACAGCGCCGGAGAGCGTCGCACCTACACGACGATGACCGACTACACCATGCCTGACGGGGAGGCCGAAGCGGACGTTGCAGTGCGTGCCATGGGGACGGGAATTGCCTTCAATGCGGCGGCCGGTGTGATCGAGGAGATCCTGACGCCTGTCGTCGGCCTCGATGCCGTCACCAATGGGCCTGACTGGCTCACCAGTGAAGGCACCGACGAGGAGACGGACGATGCCCTGCGCGAACGCTGCCTGCTGCGATGGGCGGAGCTGTCTCGGGGAGCCACGGCAGACGCCTACCGGTCCTGGGCGCGGGCCGTCAGTGGCGTAGCCGGCGTCTCCGTTGACGACCAGCATCCGCACGGGCCCGGCACGGTAGACGTGGTCATCACCGGCAGCGCCGGTATCCCCTCCGAGACCTTGCTGCAGGAGGTCCAGGCGTACATCGATGCCCGTCGGCCGCAGTGCGCTGACGTTGATGTCATCGCTCCAGAGGCCGTGGAACAGGACCTGGACGTGACCGTGCGCGTGCGGCCTGGCACTGACCTCTCGACGACCGAGGCCGACGCCGAGGCAATTCTGGCCGCGTACAGCGTGGCCGACGAGGACTTGGACATCACCCCGCTGGGACCCGGCGACGACTTCGTTCAGGCGCAGGTGTCCGCCAAGCTGATTGCTCTGCAGGACGCTGTGGATGTCCTTTGGACGAGCCCGCCAGGCAACGTCGCAGTCGCCAGTGGCCAGTTGTTTGTCCCCGCTAGCGTGTCAGTCACTGTGGAAGAGTGGGAGGACGAATAGTGCTCAACTTCCGCCAGTACTTTTGGGCTCGACTCCACCCGCCACTGAAGAAGGTGCAGGATGGCGAGATGTGGCGTCTGGCCGGTGCGGTCGGTGCGGCCTTCGATGGGGTCAGGGCAGCATTGATGGAGACGCGGAAGCTATGGAGCGCCCCGACCGCCAGTGGCTTCGCTCTCGACCTCATTGGCCGGGCTCGGGGAATCAGGCGCCTGAGTGGGGAGGCTGACGCTGCGTACCTGAAACGCCTCGCCAGCGCATTCAACCTCTATCAGCTCGGGGGGACACCTGGCGGCGTCCTGCTTGCTATGGTCGGCCTCGGGTTTGAGGACGTGGAGTATCAGGAGGGACCGGCAGGACCGAAGTACGACGGCACGTACAAGTACGACGGCACGGTGCAATATGCCGTGCTGATGAACTGGGCGGAGTTCCTCATCAAGGTGGTGCTGCCTGACGGGATCGAGATGGACGCCACGACGTGGGCCAACTTCCGTCGCTCGATTGCGAAGTGGAAGGCTGCCCATGCCAAGCTCCTGCAGCTCGTGGTCAAGCACGACCTGGCCGACGAGGCCACGGCATCTGATGAGTCGATGGACCTGGTCCTCGGGCTGTCGATGGATGACTCGGCACAAGCGATTGCGAAGTACGACGGCACATACAGACACGATGGGACCATTGCCTACGATGGCAACAGCGACGAGTTGGAGGTGACTGTACATGTTCACTGAGCGAAACAGGCTCACCGGTATTCTGCACTTGCGCATCTACCGGAACGGGAAGCTGGCCGAAGAGGTTGTCCTGGAGAACCTCATCACGAACCGAGGTCTCGACCACTACGCCAAGTGCCAGGCCGGAGATGCCGGCGCAAAGCCGGTTGCGAAGGTCGCCGTGGGCGAGGGCACGGGAGCGCCGCAGAAGACCGATACCGCGCTGACGAACCCCTTTGCGAAGGCGGTTGACGGCGTGACGTTCCCGGCGACTGGCCAGGCGGCGTATGCGTTTACCATCGCCACGGACGAGGCCAACGGCCTCAGTATCCAGGAGTTCGGCCTGGTGGACGACACCGAGACCGTGCTGCACGCTCGCCGCCTGAAGGCCATCGGCATCAAAGACAGCTCCATGTCCATCGAAGGGACGTGGACCACGAAGGTTGCATAGGAGGAGGAGGAACCAATGGCGAACCTGCCCGAAACCAGCGTCTGGTCGGACGTCTACCAACTGGCCGACACTGACGACGTCCTGGCCGCCGATGAGAACTCGCCGGCCAATCTGCCCCACCTGCAACTGCTGCAGCGGACCGAGTACCTCAAGGACAGAGCCGTCCGCATGCTGTACGACGACGTCTCGACCGGGGGGCCCGCTGGCACGCTTTGGACCCACAATTTGGGGTCTGGTCTCTACGTGCCATCGTTTGCAGCGCTGGGAGACCCGGAGGGCCAGCTTGGAGAGGTCTGGTTCACCATCGCTGAGAACACACTGAAGATCCACAACAGCGGCCTGGCGGGCATTTCCGTGCGGGTGAGCCTGGTGGTTCTCGACAACTCGATTCCGGCGTAGGGAGGCTGAAATGACCAAGGAGATTGGACACCTGAGCCTGGGCAGCATCCTGTCCAGAATGCTGCAGAGCATGCGCAGTACGTTCGTGACGGATGAGACCTCCGGCCAGGTCTCGGAGATGGTCTATGTGCCACCGTTCACGGTGCCCACGGGAGCACTCCCGGGCCCGTGGCCCTCGGAGGACCTCGACATGGGTGGGTTCCTTATCGACAAGTATCCCTGCAGTCACCAGGACGCCACGCCGTCGGTGATGGGATGCGACCCGGATCTGGTTGTGACTGCCGGAGATGGCAATGTGGCAACGTCTCGCCTCGGCGTGCAGACCTGGCGGCGCATCAGCAAGGACAGCGCGGTGGTGGCCTGCTACAACCGGCAGATCTTCGGTGGGCAGGCGTGCCATCTGGTGAATGCGTACGAGTACGCCAGCCTAATCGTGCTCGCTAAGCTCATCGGCGCTGAAGTGGCCGGCAATGTCGTCGGCAGTTCGGCGGACTGGGGCGATGGCGGGTGCATCAAGGGGCTGTTCAGTGACGAGGCCTGGCTGGCCGGGACTGGCCAGGGGGGGACCTCGCTTTTCAGCACTCCGGACGGCCCCTTCGACGTGGTCGGGAACGTCTGGGAATGGATGAACATGGACATTGACTACGGAGTCTACGGCCATGCCAAGCAGGCTCTCATCGATGACGCTGACGGCATCACGGCCGTGGACACGGAGATCACCATCGACCGGGTCCAGGAGTCGGAGAACTGGCCTGCAGGCAACTCCCTTGCCTTCATCCAGGGCGAGGGAGGCAACACTGACGAGTGGGTCTGGTACGACGAGATGACCTACAATGACGTCCAGGGAAACTGGACGCTGAGTGGTTGCCTCCGTGGTCAGAAGGGCACCGCCGCATCGGCGCACAGCAACAACGCAACCGTGTTCCAGACCACACACCACTGCCTTGTTCCCGAGGGCTACCGGCACTACGTCAGCTCCGGCCTCGACAACACGACCGACCCGGTCACTTTCGCCTACACCGAGGACCTGGGCGACGCTCCCGCCGTTGGCCACATTCTCAAGTGCGAGGACGAGCTGCTTGAGGTCACGAACGTCGTAGGGAGCGATGTCACGGTGACGCGTGGCTACGGCGGCAGCACGCCGGCATCCCACGCCGACGACACGGCCTTCGTGCGCATCCGGACGGACTGCACGTACGGCATCACCACCGATGGCGGCCTGGTCGTCACCCAGAAGGGTGCTATCGACGAGCTGCTGTCTATCGCCAACATGAGCTGGTCGAAGTACGCAGCGCTGCCCGCAACGATGCGTGCACCTGGGGCCGACCCGGACTACGACGACTATCTGTACATCACCTGGGGTGAGGGCGACGACGACATGGCACTGTGTCGTGGCGGTGGCCATGCTGACAGTTCCCCGGCTGTGTCCGGCTTCGCCACGATGATGTGCGCCAATGTGGGCGCTCCCGACATCGGATTCCGGGCCGCCTTCGACCTCGCCCACTCCAGCATCAAGCCGTTCGGTTCGTAGCAGTCTCTGGCCCTGTTCTTTGAAGACCTTGTAAACGTCGTTTGAAGGTTCGTTCTAACGCCCAAAACCGACCTAATCCATGGGTCGGCCTGCACCCATTACCAGTGCCGCATTTTGGCAAAACGGGTCAGGCATTTTGGCAAGGCACACCGGTGGCGGGGTTGATGAG